ATTACCTATAATAGCTAAAATTACTGGTATAGCTAGTGGATTAAAGCAGGAGCTAGCACTAACTGATTTAGGATACTATAGTTATGGTATATACCTGCAGGATAGCCTAACTAATTTAGATAAAGATGATGAGATAGTAGGAGAGTTAGTAAACTCTGGTAAAGCCCTAGTATATAACTCTACTAATGAGGTAGAATATAAAGAGCAAAAAGATGGTACTCCTAATAATTTTATCTATGTACCTTAAAAATTAAATAAAAAATCATGGCTAAGAATAAAAAGACTAAAAAAACTGCTAATACTGGCGCTTATGTATCTCCTTTAAGAGAGGTATATTTAAGCCAGGTTATTACTCCTAAGGCCTATGAGGCTAATGGAGATGGATGGATTAATTATGGTATAGATAAGCCTTATGCTAACCTCTATCCGCAGTTTTTAATTTCTATGTATAATAACTCGGCTACCCATAGAGCCATAACAGATTCTGCTAGTACCATGATAGCAGGAAAAGGGATATTAATAGAGGATAATGCAGATATAGAGGCTACTAGTAAGTTAAATTTACTCCTAAAAAATATAAACTCTAAGGAAAGTATAGAGGAGTTATTAAGTAAGATAGGTAAAGACTTATACCTCCAGGGTGCTATAGCGTTAAATATAATTTATAGTAAGGATAAGCTAAGTATAGTAAGTATTACGCATGTAGCAGTAGAAAAAATAAGAATAGGAGTACCTAATAGTAATGGAGTAGTAGAGGAGTACTATATATCTGCAGACTGGGCTAATACTAGGCGTAAAGAAAATACTCCTACTCCTATAGCTGCATTTAATCCTTATGATAGAACTGCTACAAATCAGTTACTTTATGTAAGAGATTATACGCCAGGCTTAGATTTGTATGGAGCGCCTAGCTACAGTGCCAGCACTAACTGGATACTAACTGATGGCTTAGTGTCTGAGTATCACTACAATAACATCACTGGAGGCTTTAGCCCTACTACCTGGATTAACTTTAATAATGGCCAGCCTACAGAGGAGGAGCAGCAGGAGATAGAAAACTCTTTAAACCGTAAAATGACTGGAGTAGGAGGTAAAAAGATGGTATTAACCTTTACAGATGAGGGTATTAATACTCCAGATATACAAAATTTAGCTTTATCAGATGCGCCAGCTCAGTATTTAGCTCTTAATGAGTTAGTTATACAGAATTTAATGATTGGCCATAGGGTAGTATCTCCATCTTTAATGGGCGTAAAAACATCTGGAGAGTTAGGAGGTAAAAATGAGCTATTAGAGGCTTATGAGTTATATAGTAGGAGTGTAATACAACCTTACCAGGATATTATAGTTAAGGCCCTTAGTAAGGTTTTTGCTATTAATGGTATTAATATACCTTTTAAAATTAAAGATGTCGCACCATTTGCTAATAAGTTTGGTACTGAGATACTAGAAAAAGTTATGACTACCTCTGAGATAAGGGCAGAGCTCGGTTTAGAGCCTTTAGAGGCTACTGAGGAGGTAGTTGATGCTAATACATCACTTAATAAAGATATTAGCTTAGATGAGCTAGATAGGCTTTTAGATGGCTTAGGAGAGCAGGAGGATGATTTACTAAAAGATTATGAGGTATTAGCTATAGAGGATACTACTGATGAGCTAGAGGATGATGATTATGAGGCTCAATTAAACAACAAAACAGAGTTAGCGGATGTAAAGGATGGTAGCCCTACTCCTAATAAACCTAGTAACCAGGATGGTATTAGTAAACAAACTGAGCAAAAAGGTAATAAATTTAGAGTAAGATATAGGTACTCTGGTAGCCAGAGCCCTCAGAGAGAATTTTGTAGGCTTATGGTAGGTAAAGCTAACTCTGGGCTAGTATATAGAAAATCAGATATATTAAAAATGAGTAGGATGGCAGTTAATCCAGGATGGGGAGCTAAAGGTAAAAATACATACTCTATCTGGCTTAATAATTGCTATGATAAAGAGCTGGGTACTAAGGACTTACATAAATTTTATAAGGGCGGTGGAGCGTGCCAGCATAAATGGCTTAGAGTTATTTTTGTGCAGAAAAAAGGGCAGCGCCCTAGCTCTAATAATGAGGTAATAGGTACTAGTGAGGCTAGGAGGAGAGGATTTAAGCCAGCACCTAATAAAGAAACTGACTGGGCAGTTAGGCCTAGTGATATGCCTAATAAAGGATTTATAAATAAATAAGAAAAATTAAAAGATTATGGCAGCTACTGCATTATTTGTATCAGAGGAGAAATTAAAAAGCTATGCTATAGCTGGTAATGTAGCTCCTAGTTTAATATTACCTCATTTAAAGGATGCTCAGAGGATTTATATAGAGAGTACTCTAGGCACTGCTTTATATGAGGATTTGCAGGCTCATATTATAGCAGGCACTTTAGCTAGTAATAATTTAACTCTAGTAAATGATTATATACAGAGCGTACTAGTACATTATGCTACTCTCCAGGCTATACCTTTTTTAGCTTATAAGATAGAGAACGGTAATATATATAGTAAAACCTCAGAAAATGGAGTATCTTTATCCAGAGAGGAGTTAGGAGATTTAAAAGATAGTATTAAAAATACTGCAGAATGGTATAGAGCTAGATTAATAGATTACCTCTGCTTTAACTCTGCTTTATTTCCTAAATATAACCAAAGTAGTGGCTCTGATGTTTGCCCATCTACCACAAAATATACTAATAATATGAATTTATATTAATAGTGAAAATAGTAAAAAGATATAATAAAATTAAAAATGAGGCTAAATTAAAAGCCTTTTTAAAAACAGATAAAAGTAATGACAATAGAAAAAACACTAGCCGAAATAGGCCAAGTAGCTGCAGTAAATAGTACTGCTTTAGCTTTATCATTTACAGAATTAGAGGCAGGATTAAAGATACTTTTATTAGTTGTATCTATAGTTTTTACCATAGATAAATGGTACGCCCATAGAAAAGAAATTAACAAAAACAAGGGAAAGTAAAACTTTCTTTTTTAGTGTACCCGTTTAACCTAGTAATCAATTATCTTTTTGTTTTGATACTAGCATACCTAAAAGGGTATAAAGTTGCTTAGAATTGCTTAAAATAGATTTAAAATGGATTTAAAATACTTTAGTTTAGATGAGTTTGATAGCCCAGATGAGGTAGGTAGTGGCTCTAAAATGTGTTGTAAGCTATTAACAAAACTAGACAAAATTAGGGAGGAGTTTGGCGGCCCTTTGCGTGTTAATTCTGGCTTTAGGACTGTACTACATAATGCAGTAGTAGGCGGTAGAGTAGGCAGTTCGCACCTAAAAGGTTTAGCGGTAGATTTGCACTGTAATAATTCTGGAGATAGGACTAGGCTATTAAAAGCTATTTATAAAAATTCAATAGTAAGAGTAGGGATAGGTAAGACTTTTTTACATATAGATATAGATAATAACAAGCCTGCAGCATGCTGGCTATATAATTAAATAACAAAAAAATGGATTTTATTTTACAAAACTGGGCAGAGCTATTAATAGGAGTATTAGCTTTAATTAAAATAGTAGTTAGATTAACTCCAGGAGTTAAGGATGATGCTATATTTAACTATATAGATAAAATTATAGATGCTATAGTACCTAATAATGAGTAAAATACTACCTATAAAAGCTATAGTAGATGCTCTAGGCTCTATACCTGGAATATTTAAACATACTGCTACTGGTAAATTTTCTGCTAGGAGGAGTATCTCTGGAGTATTAGTAATAGCAGCGGCTGCAGATATGAGCGCTAAAGGAGATATTACTACTAATGCTCTTATATTATCATTAATAGCGGTATTACCTCTAATAGCTTTATCTTTTAACAAAGGAAAGTAAATAATTTGTTAATTTTATTTAATAAGTACCTTAATATATTTAGGGTATATTAATATATTTGTATATATGCGAAATAAACAGTATAGATTATCTCCAGAGGAGGCAGAGTTAATTAAAAGTAATAGGAGTAAGGAGGATAGGAGGGTATTAGTGATACCAGATTTGCACGCTCCTTTTATAGAGCCAGGATTTCTGCAGCACTGTAAGAATATCTATAAAAAATATAACTGCAATAGGGTGCATTTTACTGGAGATTGTTTAGATAACTCATTTTCCTCATTTCATGAAGTTACTCCAGATGGCCTAAGTGCTGGAGATGAGTTAGCTTTTGCTATTAAGCAGATAAAACCCTTTTGGGAGGCTTTTCCAGTGGCTACAGTTTGTATAGGTAACCATGATGCTATTATATCCAGGAAGTTAGTAGCCTCTGGCTTATCTAATGCCTGGCTAAAGGATTTTAATGAGGTATTAGGTACTCCAGGATGGGTATGGGCAGATAAGTTTAATATAGATGGCGTACTATATGTGCATGGTACTGGTAGTAGTGGTAGGAATGGAGCTATTAATAGAGCTATTAACTGGAATACCAAAATAGTGCAGGGCCATATACATACAGAAACTAGTATTATCTACCATGCTAATAAAGATAGCTTATTATGGAGTATGCAGCTAGGCGCTGCTTTTGATGTTAATAGCTATGCCGCAAACTATGCAAAAAACTTTACTAAAAAGCCTATAATTTCTGTAGGGGTTATCCTGGATAATGGTAAATTACCTATTTTAGAGCCTATGCCTCTCTAGTAAACTCATTTTAGAGCATTTTAAGGTACTTTTAAATACTTTTAATACTAACATATACCAAAATTAAAGAGCTATTATAGGCTCTTTTTTTATGCTTTATACCTAGTAGATAAAAAGATATTAAATTTATGTTAATATAATTTGGTAGTCTGGTTTATTGTTGTAATTTAGCAGCATGAAAACAACAACAAAATACTACACAAACCAATACGGAGTTAAAACATCTAATGAGATAGAGGCTATATTAGATAAAGCGCATAACTACTTAAATAATGGCTCTAAAGCATCTTATATAACTAAATGCAATTCTGCTAAGATGGATAAATTAAGGCTTAAATTTGATACTATTACTAACTATGGAGATTTAGTAGGGTATACTTTTGGAGATTGTTTAGCATAATAATTAATAAAAATAACTAAAATGAAAAAATTAAACAAATCAGATTTAAGGAGGCAAATACTAACTCAGTACATAGAGTTAAAAGTAGCTAATGGAGAGTATATAGGATTTTATATATCCAGGCCTTTAAGCTACTGGAATTATGAAATTATAGTAAAATACATGCTAGAATATACTGAGGAGGATTTTTTATGTTTAGATGAGGATGATAGAAAATATCTTAAAAATACCTTAGCTAAATTAAATGCTTTTGATAAGCCTAAAGTAGCATAGTAATACTGAGGAGGCTTTAATAGCCGAAACTAGGAGAGTAGCCCTAGTCTATTACAAATTAATAAATAAGATATGAAAAATTTAATTTACAAAATGCTGGAGATACTTTTAGGATTTGCCGCTTTATATGGCATCCTATATATACTATTAGGTACTATTACCTTAGTAGAACTTTTTTTAAATTTAAGATAATGAGTAGAATAGAGAGAGTAAGTAATATACTTAACGATAGTAAGGTATATGATAAGATAGCAGAGGCCCTAGGCATAAAGATAGATGCAGATAGTGGTATATTTAGAGAGATAGAGAGCTATTTTATAGAGCAGTATGAGGAGATGGATGATAATAGGCCAGCGCCTAAATGCGGTAACTGTAATAATGAGGTTATTAACCAGGTATTTTGCTGCAGAGAGTGCTCTTTAGAGTTTTACGCATAATGAGGATATTACTAAATAGATTAAAGCCTTTTTACCTAGCTAAGCTAGAGGAGGTTAAAAATGAGTATCCTTATACTTATAAGAGTTTATTACTAGTACTTAGTACTGAGGTTATTTATGGAGATGTAAGAGTATCGGATGCCATGAGTTTAGCCCATTACTTAACTAATGATACGGTAGATATACATTCTTTAAATTCAGAACTTTTTAACCCTTTAAATTCAGAACTTTTTAACCCTTTAAAATAAATAAAATGGAATTACTAAAAACAGTTAAAGTTAATGAGGTAGTAGCTAATATTACTAGCTCAGTATTAGATGGTACTATAAACCCTTTAGAGGCTATTGTAAGCCTTAAAAAGCTAGAGGAGATAGTAAAGCTAGCTAAAGCCAGTATATCGGATGCAGTGATAGATGAGGCCGCTAAACATGGTAAAACCTTTACCTATGGAGATGCTGAGATTACTAATAAGAGTAGTGCTGGTAGATATGATTACTCTAATATAGTAGAGGTAGTATCTATGGAGTTAGAGCTAAAAGCCTTAAAGGATAAGCATAAGGCGGCCCTAAAAGTAGATGTAATAAATTTAGATACTGGAGAGCTATTAGCCGCTCCTATCTATAAAGGAGGTAAAGAAATAATTAGTATTAAATTAAATAAATAAATAAAATGACAAAATTAACTAAAATGGATTATCTAGTAAATATTCAGAATGAGCTAAAAGCGCCAAAAAATGAGTATAATAGCTTTGGAAAATATAATTATAGGAGTGCAGAGGGAATTTTAGAGGCTTTAAAGCCTTTATTAAAAAAATATAGCTGCTACCTTACTATTACAGAAACTACCCAGGAGATAGGAGGGTATTTAGTGCTAACCTCTAAAGTTAGTATATCGGATGGAGAAAAATCTATATTTGTAGAGGCCCAGGCTGGTATTAATCCAGAGCGTAAAGGGATGGATATAGCTCAGAGTTTTGGTAGCTCTAGCAGTTATGCAAAAAAATACGCTCTCGGAAATTTATTTTTGTTAGATGATAGTAAAGATGCTGATACTCAGGCGGTTAATGAGCCTGCAGCTAAAATAAAGCCTAAAATGAGTACTGATATTTATAATGCTATGCTAGAATATATAAACACTGGTAAGAGTGCTGCAGTAACCTCTAAAATGGTTAATTATAGCATGAGTAAAAAGCAGGAGGATACACTAACTAGGATGATTAATTTACAAATTAAACAATAATGACTAAAAATACTATAAAAGTAATGCAGGATGTAACTAATTTAACTGCAGTATTACTAGATGTACCCTCTGAGAGTATAATAGGAGGCAGTAGAGTTAAAAAGCTAGTACTAGGCAGGATGGTAGCCTCTAATTTTTTAATGATAGATTTAAATTATACCTATGATGAGCTAGGTAAGCATATAACTAGAGATAGGACTAGCTTTTACTACTATGAGAGTAAGCATAAGGAGTATTATGATTACTGGGAGGATTATACTGAGCTATATGATAAGCTAAAAGTAGCTTATTTAGGTGCTGATACTATAGCTTTAACCTCTGAGGATATGCAGGATATATTTATAAAAAATAATATAGTATCTGATAAGGATAGCCCATTTATGGTAGGCTTTAAGATAGGTAAAGTAGAGGAGTTTATATATACCAGAGAGCTAGAGGCTACTATAACACTATTAAAGAGCGCTTTTAAGCAGTTTAATTACTCCTTTAGTGTAGAGCATATAAATAGCTGGAGTTATGAGGGCTAAGGGCTTTATAAAGCTACATAGGAAGTTAAGAGATACTAAGCTATATAAGGATAGTTATACTATGCATCTCTGGATAGAGTTATTAAGCAGAGTAAACCATAAAGAGAATAGCTGGCAGTTTTCTGGTAGGCTATGCTCAGTAAAAGCAGGAGAGTGCCTAGTATCTCTATATAGTTTATCGGATAGTACTGGTATAAAAGTTAGTAGGATAAGGTGCATACTAAAAAAGCTAATAAGTGCACGCATGATAACTACTAAAAGTACGCCCTATGGTACTTATATAGAGGTAGTTAGCTGGAATAAATACCAGGAGGATAAAATTAAGTGCATAGCTAAACCAGTAAAAGTAGCATATAACAAGAATGATATAACTAAAGGCCTTTATAAGCCCTTAAATAAAATTAATAAATTGATATGAGTATAGTAATACCAAATGATGAGAATATAGAGGCTAAAGTACTATCTGCTCTAATGAATACTGCAGATGCTATCCATACTATAGCTGGAGTACTGCAGCCTAGTAGCTTTTATAAGCATGAGAATAGATTAATATATACTACCTGCATAGGTTTATATAACGCCAGTAAGATACCAGATATGAGCCTAGTAGCTGCAGAGCTAAAAGGTAAAGTAGATTTAATATATATCTCAGATATTGCTGGAGAGTTTGCAGATGAGGTAGTACTAGATGATTACTGCAGAGTACTAAAGGAGCTAGAGATGAGGAGAGATATGCTGGCTGGTATTAATAAAATGCAGAGAGCAGCTAATTTAGATACTGATATTTTTGATTTAACTGCAGAGGTAAGTAGTTATCTGGATAAGGTAGGTGCTGCACCTAAAGAAACTATAGTAAATACTACTACATTATTTAAAGATACCTTTAAAGCTATAGAGGAGGCTAGTACTAATACTGGAGGATGTACTGGTATATCTACTGGCTTTAGTGATTTAGATAGGCTTACTAATGGATTTGGTAAAGGAGAGTTAATAATAGTAGCTGCTAGGCCTGGAATGGGTAAAACTACTTTAGCTCTTAATTTTATGCTGGAGGCAGTTAAGCAGGATAAGAGGGTACTAATGTACTCTGTAGAGATGACTGCTACTGAGTTAGGATTAAAATTAGTATCTAATTTATCTGGGATTAATGGAGATAGGATACATAGAGGTAAATTAACAGAGGAGGAGTATAAAGGAGTTTACTCTGATACCTCTGATATTATTAACTCTGGGCTACTTAATGTAGATGCAGAAACCTCTGAGCTCTTTGGTATTAAGTCTATAGCTAAAAAGCTAAACCATAAGCAGCCGCTGGATATGATTATAATAGATTATCTACAGTTATTATCTGGAGGAGATAAAACTAATAAGCAGCAAAATAGAGAGCAGCAAATATCTTTTATATCCAGGAATTTAAAGGCCCTAGCTAAGGAGTTAAATATACCTATAATCTGCCTATCTCAGTTATCCAGGGCAGTAGAGAGTAGAGGTAATAAAAGGCCTATGCTATCGGATTTAAGAGAGAGTGGTGCTATAGAGCAGGATGCTAATAAAGTGCTATTTATCTACAGAGATGGATACTACTCTAAAAATAATGATATAACTACAGAGATTATAGTAGCTAAAAATAGGGCAGGCAGTTTAGGTACTGCTACTCTGGATTTTTATGGAGCTACTAGTAACTTTAAAAATAATGGATTTACTCCTTTTTAATATGAGAATAGATTTTAATATAAAACCATGCCCTAAGCCTAGGATGACTAGAGCGGATGCCTGGAAAAAAAGGCCTATAGTACTTAAATACTGGGCTTTTAGTAATGAGTTAAATAGGCAGGCTAAAAAACTAGAGTATATACCAGGAGATAAAATTAGTTTAATCTTTTATATATCTATGCCGCATAGCTGGAGTAAGAAAAAAAAGGATTTAATGCTAGGTAAACCTCATAAGCAGAGGCCAGATATAGATAATTTAGCTAAGGCTTTTATGGATGCTCTATTACCAGAGGATAGCCATGTATTTAGCCTTACTGCAGAGAAGTACTGGAGTAATATACCTAGTATAGTAGTATTAACAGATGAGTAATAATAATCTGTTAGTATTAATTGATAAGTTAGATTTAATATGTATAAAAAAAACATATATTTGTACCAATAATAATAATTTAAAGATAATTAAGATGAGTGATTTTAAACAAAAACCAGGATTTGGTAGTATATTTAAAAATGACTATAAGACTGCAGAAAACCAGCCAGATTATAAAGGTAAAATACTATTAAAAGATGGTACAGAGCAGCAAATAGCTCTCTGGATTAAGGAGGGTAATAATGGTAAATTTTTTAGCGCTGCCTTATCTGATGTTTATGTAAAGCCAGATACTGATAATGTACCTAAAGATGATAAGGATGATTTACCATTTTAATAAATGAGTAATAAACTTACTTACCTTTTAAAAGCAGAGAGAGATAGCTTGTATATAAGCGCTGAGCATGAGGTTATAATGCTAACCTACTATTATGAGCTAGATGCTGCTTTAAGGGCTCTAAGGCCATCTAAAGAGGCATTTAGGCTACTATCTGAGGTAATAGATGTAGTTACTGATTACTCTAGCTCCTTTAGTGAGGATAAGGAGGAGTATTTTTATGAATGGATAAGGATTATACCTACTAACTTAACCTATGCTATAGCTGGTTTTATATCTGGATTAAAAGAGAGTGGAGATGTATTAACATGTAATATATATTACTCTGATGTACTGCAGTCTGCTAGTAGATGCTTAACCGCTTTAAACGAAATAGAGCCCATAGATGAGTAAAATAGATGTATATGATGCTTTAGCATCTGGATATAATAAGTATAAGGAGGTGGCTCTTAATATATGCCAGGATGAGGATAAGGCTAGTGATGTAGTACAGATGGTAATGGAGGCCTGCCTAAAGATGCCAAAGGAAACGCTCCAGGATATATATAATAAAGATGGTTTATTATGGTATATAATAAGGATGATAAGCCTAAATATTAAGAGTAAAACTAGCCGCTATTATTATAAGTATAATAAGTATTATGAGCTCTTTGATAGTAATACCAGTGATTTAACATACTCTCCAGATAACTACCAAAATAAGCCAGGAGATGATAGTAGGAGTGGTACGCATATTAGATTAGATGGTATAGATGACTTATTAAGTAATTTATACTGGTATGATAGAGAATTATTTTTAACCTATTATAGAGATAGCTATACTTTAGATAGCCTGGCTGCAAAAACTGGTATTAGTCGTACTAGTATATTTAATACACTAAAAAAGGTAAGAAATTATATTAAGGATAACATAGATGACAAAACCAAAGAAATTAAAGCTACTGAGTAACTTTACTCTAGCCGCTGCTAAGTTTGCTGCAGGAGGATTTATTAAGAGTAGTAAGGAGTTATATGATAGTAGAGTATTAACATGCTTATCATGTAGGTATTATGATGCTGATAAAGATGAGTGTAAGGTTTGTGGCTGCCCAGTAGAGGTAAAAGCATCCTGGACTACAGAGATATGCCCTAAAAATAAATGGAAAAAATGAGAGAGCTAAATAAAGATGAGATAAAAGAGTTAGGTATTATCTGGCTATTAATAAAAAATGGAGAGGCTAATAACCAAGATGATAAAAGTAGAGCGGTAAATTTTTGGAATAAAGTAGCAGGCACTAATTTTAGTGTTACCTCTAGCTGCTCATCCTGCCTAGGTAAGGTATTTTACGGTACTGAGGGCCTATATAAAGAGTACTATCCATAATGACTACTCTACAATTAATAATAAAAACTAAGGGCGCTATGGATTACTATGGTATTAAAAGAGGATGGATACTATATTTTAACTCTAAGGATGAGATTACTGAGGTTAAAAGCCTATATAATCCAGAGGAGTATAAAGGAGCTAGGAAAGTATATAATGATGATGAGATAATAGATAAATTAACTAAATATAAAAATAGATGATATTAACAGTGATAGGATGCATATTATGGATAGCCCTTATATGCACAATGGTAGTAGTATATAATAAAGGTAAAAGAGCAGCCCTAAATAATAATAAATTAAGGAGGAGGATTATGGAAAAAATTATTAAGGAGGAGTATTTAAAATTAGATAATAAGATATGAGTAAAACGCCAAGCTACTATATAGGTAGCATATTTAAGTACCAGGCATCTCATATTATAGAGGATTTTGGATTATCATATAATATAGGGAGCGTATGCAGTTATATCCTAAGAGCAGGCCGCAAAAAGAGTAAGGCCATGAGTGATATAGATAAGCAGATAGATGATTATACTAAGGCTATAGCCCATCTTAACATGGAGATAAAAAGGCTAGAGAGAGTAAAAGGATATGAGGCTAAAGATGTAATAAGATGAGATTAACCAGGAATAGAAAAAAGGAAAAGCTAGTAATTAAAAAGCTAGATATACCTAAAATAATAACTGAGGATTTAACCTACTTTATGCAGTTTGGATTTAAGAGGATGCCAGAGGTAGATAACGGTAAGTACATGGAGTTAAAGCATGATACTAGGCCTTATGCTAGAAGTAACTATTATGAATAATAAAGCTAAGGAGGTTTATGGTAATAAGCCTAAATTAGATAGGCGTACTAAAAGAAAGTTAAAGCGTAAAATAGATAAGGATATTAAGGCTGGTAAGTATGATGATTTAAAAGCAGCTATTAAGCAGGAGGAGGATAAGGCTAAAGGAGGTTTAAATGCTGGAGGTAGTAACTATAATGGGTAGCTAGTTTTGTCTTGTTTATTAATCAATTTAAAAGACAAAGTAAACGAACTAACTGGGATTACAAGGTAGTTGATTAACTAAATAGGATAGAGTTTATATTTATATTAAAGTAAACTAATTATACACATATAAAAAGAGATGGCATATACTGATAAGGATAGAGAGAGATTTATAGAGATACTAACTAAGCAGGCTGGTAATGTAGCAGGCGCATGTAGGGCTATGAGTATTAATAGGCGTACCTATTATAACTGGATGGAAAAGCATGAGGATTTTAAGCTAACAGTATTAGATATTACTGAGGCCCTAATAGATGATGCTGAGAGTGAGCTACAGAAACTAATAGGAGATGGTAATGTAGTAGCTATATTATTTTATTTAAAGACTAGAGCTAAGAGTAGAGGATATGTAGAGCGCCAGGAAACTGATATTACTAGTAAAGGAGATAAGATTAAGATTAATATTAACCTAGATGAAACTCCAAACTGTTAGTATTGCTGCTTATATTTTGCTTAATAATTCGTAAAAGGAGATGATAGATATAAGCCCAGATTTAACTAATAAACAAAAGCAGGCATTTAAGTATATGCTAGATGATACTACTACTGAGCTACTTTATGGTGGTGCTGCAGGAGGAGGTAAGAGTTATTTACTATGCGCCTATGCTATTATTACATGCCTACAGTATCCAGGAGTAAGAGGTTTAATAGGTAGGAGTAAACTGGATGCTCTTAAAAAAACTACTTTACTTACCTTTTGGGATGTATGTAGCCAGTGGAATATTAAGGCAGGAGAGCACTATACTTATAACGCTCAGAGTAATGTTATAACCTTTTATAATGGTAGCAGCATCATACTAAAAGATTTATTTTTATATCCTAGTGATGCTAATTTTGATAGCCTAGGAAGTTTAGAGCTAACATTTGCCTGCATAGATGAGGCTAACCAGATTACCGAAAAGGCTAAGAATATACTAAGTAGTAGGCTAAGATATAAATTAGATGAGTTTGGATTAATCCCTAAATTATATATGAGTTGTAACCCTGCCAAAGGATGGGTATATAATATCTATAAGGAGAGTAGAGAGGGCGTACTACCTAGCCATAAGCAATTTATCCAGGCCCTAGTTACAGATAATAAGCATATATCTAAGCATTATACTGCTCAGTTAAATAAGCTAGATGAGATTAGTAAGGCTAGATTACTTAGAGGGGACTGGGAATATGATGATAGTAAGGATGCTTTAATAGAGTATGATGCTATTATTAATATGTTTAGTAATGTAGTGCCTACTGGAGATAAGTTTATTACTGCAGATATAGCCCGTTTTGGTAAGGATAAAACTGTTATATATTTATGGAATGGCCTACAGATTATAGATATAGTTACTATGGATATGAGTAGTATGGTAGATGTAGCTAATAAGATTAGAGAGATACAACAAAGGGAGGGTATTAAGCTAAGTAATATACTGGTAGATGAGGATGGAGTAGGAGGAGGATGTAAAGATATACTACGCTGCAAAGGATTTGTAAATAATAGCAGGCCTTTAAGAGGAGAAAATTACCAGAATTTAAAAGCCCAGTGCAGTTATAAGCTAGCAGATTTAATTAATAAGGGCCAGATAGGAGTTAGTACTAATAGCATAAAGATTAAGGAGGCTTTAATCCAGGAGCTAGAGCAGATAAGGAGGATAAACATGGATAAGGATGGTAAGCTAAGCATACTAAGTAAGGATAAGATTAAGGATTTAATAGGGCGCTCTCCAGATTACTCAGATGCTATTATGATGCGCTGCTATTATGAGTTAAATGTAAGTACTGGTAAATACTCTGTTAGGTAACCTAGTAAAATTACTCTACTTAACTTATAGAGTTTTTTAATAGTACAGTACTGTAAGGCTTATTTAACTGCTTAAATGCTTTTAAAATAGTTATATATTAAATAATAATGATTTATATTTATAATAAATGAGAATAGTAAAGCTAAAAATAGGAGAGGATGTTAAGAGTTATGAGTTACCTACTGACTGGGATGAGGTAAGTATAGGCCAGTATAGTAAGTTAATGATAGCAGTAGATAAGCAGGAGAGTACTAAGATGGAGCTAATGATTAAGAGCCTAGAGGCCTTAGTAGGTATAGATGAGGGCATACTAAGTAAAGTACCTATTAAGCAGATTAGAGAGGCTTATAAGCAGTTAGGAGAGCTAACTGAGATACTGCCTAACTCTACTCTAAATAGAGTAATAGAGATAGATGGTATAGAGTATGGTATAATACCAGATTTTGATGAGCTCAGTTTAGGAGAGTTTGTAGATTTAGATAACTACCTCCAGGATGGATTTAATAATTTAGATAAAGTATTTGCAGTATTATATAGGCCAGTAACTAGTAGAGATGGAGATAAATATAATATAGAGCCATACACTTTAAAGGATATAATAAAGAGGAGAGAGCTATTTAGAGAGAGGTTAAGTATAGATACGGTTTATGGAGCGCTGGTTTTTTTTTGCAGTATCGGCATGATACATATAGAGAGTATGCTATCCTCTTTGGAGGAGGAGGAGATGAGCCAGAGCACTATAAAGATGAGCCAGATAAAGGAGATAATATAGGTACTAAGTACGGATGGTACTGCCTTATCCATAGAATGGCTGGAGGAGATGTATTAAAGATGGATGCAGTAAGTAAATTAGAGGTAAATACATGCTTAAATTGGTTATCTTATACTAAAGATGTAGAGCTAAATGAGGAGTTAAATAGAAAATAAAAGGATATGATAAATAAAAATAATAATGCTACTTATAATAATGTAATAGATGCGCTTAAATGTGTAGCTCTTACTCATGGTATGGTTAATAATGTTAGCTCTGGAGGAGTAGATGAGGTGGATTTATCTGCTAACTCAGTTTATCCTTTAGTGCATATAGTGCCTGGTAATGTAACTGCAGGAGTGCAGCAAATTACTTTTAATTTTAATATCCTGGCTATGGATTTAGTTAAGGATGATGATAGTAATGAGCAACAAGTATTAAGCGATACTATGCAGATTTTAATAGATATAATAGCTCAGTATAAGCATGGATTATTATTAGGAGTGCAGCAAAATGAGGGTATTTATGGCCAGGCAGATGATAAAGATTTTACACTAGAGCAATTTACAGAGAGGTTTGATAATGTAGTATCTGGCTTTAATTGTAGCTTTAGTATTACAGTACCTAGTACCTACTTTGCATGTGATAGCTTTAACTGGGATGCTACTATAGATGGAGAGAGTGGCCAGTGGGCCTGGGTAGATAATGGAGTTATTAACTGTGCTGCATCTGTTAATAGCCCTAAAGAGGATAAGCCAGTAGTAATGCCTGCAGGGCAAACGGTTACTACTTAAATAGCTGCACACTAAAGTACATAGCTAATAGGTAGGGTAAGTAATTAAGGATGAGTAAGATACATAGGTAGTAAAAATAAAACTGCATAGCAGATAGCATATAACAAGAATGATATATATAAAAGGATTTAAATTTAATGGCTAATAATAACTTTATAAATACTGAGGAGGCTTTTAAAAAGTTTGGAGCTAATGTAATACATAGAGCTAAATTTTATTTAAATAGGCGTAAGATAAATACTAAGGCTAGTACTCTATCTAATAGCCTTAGTTTTAATGTAAAAGTATATCCATCTGGTGCTTTAGAAATGGATTTTTCTGCAGAGGATTATTTTAAAAATGTAGAGGAGGGCCGTAAGCCTGGTAGTATGCCGCCTAGTAGTGCTATAGCTAAATGGATTAAAGATAAACCTATTAAATTAAGAGATAGTAAAACTGGTAAATTTAAATCTAAGAGCCAGGCTAATATAAACTCTGCAGCATTTGGTATAGCCTTACACATAAAAACCTATGGCATCCAGCCTAAATGGTTTTTTAGAGATGCCTTTAAGATGCACCATAAGAGATTAGCACCAGAAATAATTAAAGCCTATGGAATAGATAGCGCTAAAATGCTACAGAATATACTAGGTAGTGAATACACAAAAACAAAAATAAAATAAAATGGCTTATACAGTAGATACTAAACCCTTAAAAGAAAATACAATAGTAGGCCAGGATATGATTTATACAGTTAGCTCTCCTAATGCTACTGATGCTACAAAATATAAATATAAATATATAGTATATCCTCTTTACGGTTATATAGGGAGTATTAGTTTTACTACAGTTATTATGGATATATCTGCAAATGCTGCAGGAGTAGGTATAGCAGATGTTAGTAGTGTATATGAGCAGTACCTAAGTGCTGATTATTTAGGTAACATGGCTTATTTTACTGTAAGCACTTTTAAAGGCACTGCATTTAGTTTAGCTACTCCTCATCCTATACACTGTATAGATAAATTTGCTTTATCTAATAATGCTATGATAAATTTCGGCATTTTCTTTTATGAGAGTTATGCTACTACTCCTAATGGTGCTACTGCTTATTATTATGGTGCTAGTAGTTATTTAGGTAGGTTATTAAATGGTATGGATTATGGAGGAGAGCAAAATATGGTAGCTAATAATTATGGAGTAGATTATTTAAATTGGAATAATAAGAAGTATATATATGATGGAGGTAGTACTCTAAATGCTAATATAAATTTTTTAACTAACTCTCCAGATACTTTATATATAGGAGATAATGACTACCATACTATGGCCTTTTTTGCAGGGTACTGGGAGGGCTATGCTATACCAGCAGGCAAAATGCAGGTAGTATTTAGAGATGCCTCTGGTGCTCAGATTGGTAGTAGTACTAATACGACTGTAAATAATACTAATGGAGGATGGGATGGCACTAACTCTCTTGGTTTTCAACAGATAGGTAAGGAGCTACAGTATGTAGGAGTAGGCCCTGCTAATTTTGCAGGCGCTGGAATATCAGTACCAGCAAACTGGGATACTTATACAGTAACTTTAACTAATACCTCAGGTTATGGATACCATGAGGTAAAAACATTTAAAAAACAAAATCCAGATTGTAAAGGATTTGAAAATATAAGATTAACCTGGCTTAATAAATTTGGAGTATGGGATTATTATAATTTTACTAAAAAGAATAGCAGGAGTACTAATATTAAAAGGAGTGATTATACCCAGATTAAAGGTAACTGGAATGGTGCAAAATATAACCAGTATGGATACCAGGGAGGTAAAACTGGATTAACTACCTCTCCTACTAGAGTTATTAACTGTAATTCTGACTGGTTTACTACTGATGAGGAGGCTGCCTGGCTAGAGGAATTATTTATATCTAATGAAGTATTTATATTAAATGGTAAAAATAATTCAGATGCTGGTACTAATGGTGCTGAGTATGGCAAATATGTAACCCCAGTAACAGTAACCTCTAAAAAATATGAAAAATATACAGAGGCTAATGATAAAGTAGCTCAGTATGAGATAGAGGTAACATATGCAGAGAATATTAGAACTCAAAAAGGATAAAAATGATACAATTAATAGCATATCCGCAGGGTACTAATTTTAATTTAGGAGGAGTAATAGATAGTACAGTATTAGATTTATATAATAATGAGCCTATACCTCTAGTATTAAATGTAGATGATTTTACTAATGTAGCTGAGAATACTGCCAGCTACTCTAGGCCTATGAAGTTACCAGGCACTAAAATAAATAATAAATTTTTTACTTTTATTTATGAGGTTACATCTAATAGTAATTTTAATCCTCATTTAAAAACTGCTATAATACTAAAAGATAATAGTATTACTATTTTTGAGGGCTACATGCAGTTAAATGATATATTAATTAAAGAGGATGTAATTAGTTATGATATAACTTTATACTCTGAGGCAGTGCAGCTAAAAGATACTTTAAGTAATAAATTAATTACAGATATAGATTTAACTGAGTTAAGGCATGAATACCATGAGGATACTGTAGTACCATCTTTTGATACTGCAGTAGGAGTAAAATTATTATATCCTATAAATACCTCTGATAGTTTTGCAGGCGCTCTAGGAGATACCCATACCCAAGTACTTAGATACCCTATATGCAAATGGAATACAGTACCCACTGCTAATGCTACCTACTCTATCTGGAGTTTTCCAGATGGCTGGGATGGATATAGGCCCTGGATAAATTGCTTATATCTTATAGATAATATATTTAGAGATGCAGGATATACATATACATCTAATTTTTTAAATAGCCCATCTTTTAATAAGTTATATAATGATACTAATACAGAGATAGGAATAGCCCAGGTAGAGATTTTATGTACTAACCCTAATACTACTAAGGTATATAATAATACATGGCAAAGGATAGAGTATGGTACTGCTACTGCTAACTCTAATTTTAATGCTGCTAATTATTATGATACTACTAATTTTACCTATGAAAATGCTACTACCGCCTCTAATAATGTAGGTATTTACCCTAATACTGATATACCAGTAGTGATAGCTGGAGGCGTTACTCTTAATATATTATTTAAATATACTAATATGACTACTGGCCAGGTGTGGACTGGTAGCTCTATACCTTTAACTAATGGAGATATATTATTTGAGGCTGGTATGGGCCTTTATGGTGCTGGTGGATTTCCAGGAGAGATAATAAAGCAGGAGATAAAATGTATTAATGCTACTGGTACTTTTACTTTAGATGGTAGTGGGCAGTCTATATTTAGTAACTCTACTAAGGTAATAGATTTTGAAAATATACTAGTAAATTCTGATAAAGGAGATTTAACCCAGTGGGATTATTTTAAGGCTTTTATAGATATGTATAAATTAATAATTATGCAGGATGCTACTAACCCTAGTAACTTAATTATAGAGCCATACCGTACCTGGGTAGATAGTGGCACTGCTTTACATGATTTAACTAGTAAAGTGGATATAAAAGAGATTAAATATAAGCCTATAACTGGATTAAATAAAAAAATATCATTTACATTTACTGAGGATACTCCAGACTGGATTACAATAAACCATAATAATCCTAACAAATGGCAATACCCATATAATTTTACTCCTAATATAGAGATTTTTGATAGTAAGGAGGAGATTATACAAGTAAAACCATTTGCCGCTACTTATTGTAAGGCTTTATCTCCAGAAATACAAATATTTGCACCTCATATAGTAAACCAGGATACTAGTTTAACTAACTGGCCTAATGCTTTTAGGGTGCTTTATGATAATGGTACTGTAAATATACCAGGCTCTGGGTATATTAACTGCTCTGGATTTTGGCCTATTAATTCTAGTGTTATATATAATCAATTCTCATCTACTAATATCTATCCTATTACATCTAGTAGTGAGGGCCTTAATTTTGGTACAGTTAGCTACTCTGGATGGGGAGGAGGCACTGTATTAAATAGCTTATATACTTTATATTACGGTAGATACATAGATGAGCTCTACCATAAGGATACTAAGATAGTGAGTATATTAGTTAATTTAAATAGCTCTGATATAGCTAATATGCAGTTTAATGATACTGTATTAATTAAGAATAAAAAATATAGGATAAGGAAAATAGAGTATAGGCCTGGAGCTATAAGTAAAATGGAGTTATTAACTATAAAAGATTTATAAAATGGATTTTAAAATAGGGTATAGTGTAAGGCCTAAAGAGGTTATTAATACTAATGTAATTTTTGAAAAACAAGTTATTAAAAAAGGGCTAGTAACTTATGAGGATATTTTACCTACTAAAGATGAGTGCCAGGCTTATGGATTTAACTGGGCTGGAGTAGATACTACTAGGCCTAAAGTATGTACTATAAATACGCCAAGAGATTTACCTACTGCTAATAATAGATTATCTGCTAGTGTACTGGATAGATTAGGTAATAGTGTAGATAATATTTTAACAGTAGGTAGAGAGCATGTAATACATGATGGAGTTAATAATAGTATAATAACTGGTAGGCTAGCAGAGGCTACTACAGATAACTCTATAATAATAGGAGGTAACTCTACTGATGTAGATACTCAGTACCCTCCATTATTAGGGCAGAGGCAGGCTATAACTTTACTCTATGGCGCTACTACTTCAGATGGTAATACTAAAGCCAGCTATCTTAATAATACTATTCCAGAGTATTTTATAATACCAGATAATACTGCTATGTATTTTAACGCTGAGATATTAGCGTTAAGAGTAGGAGGCTCTGCTAGAGAGGGAGGATTAGGAGATTATTCTAGCTGGTTAGAGAGAGGAGTAGTAATAAATAAAGGAGGTACTCTATCTATTAAGCGCACTAGAAAAAAAATGAGTAGTGATGGGGCAGTAACAAACTGGAGGCCTACTGCTAGTATAGGAGCATCTGATAACTTTTATATAGCAGTAAGAGGAGATGCAGATGCTACTATAGAATGGGTTAGTACTATCCGATTTACTCAATTAAAAGCAGGGATAATTTTAACATAATGATAAAAATGATTAAAGAGTTAAATAATATAAAGCATAGGATGATAATTAATTTATCCTATATGAGTTTAGTATTAAAAAGCCTGGAGGATATAAAGGATAAGAGATTAAATAGTAATAAATTAAATAAAAAATCATGGCTGAAAAGGTTGTATTAGAGGTAGAAGTAAAGAGCGCTAAGGCTAGTAAGGATATTAAAAAAGTAGGAGATGGCTCTAAGGGTGCTGCAGTGCAGACTACCCTACTATCTGGTGCTATGAATGGAGTAAGGACTGCTATGATAGCTGCTAAGGCTACTAGTAAGCTACTCTTTGGCTCTATTAAGGCTGGGCTAATAAGTACTGGTATAGGTGCTTTTGTAGTTATTATAGGCTCTCTAATGAGTTATTTAATGAATACTAAGGCTGGTGCTGAGAAACTAGAACAAGTATTAGCTGGTATAGGTGCAGCTATCTCAGTACTTACTGATAGGATAAGTATGATAGGAGGAGCTATAGCTAAAGTATTTTCTGGAGATTTTGCTGGCGCTGCAGCGGATGTTAAAGGAGCGTTATCTGGTATAGGAGATGAGATAATAGAGGAGGCTAATGCAGCTATGAGATTAAAGCAGGAGCTACAAGCCTTAACAGATGCTACTAGAGATTTCGGCCTAGAAAAAGCCCAAACTAGGCAGGAGATAGAAAAAGCCATGTTAATTACTGTAGATGAAACCAAAACAAATGAGGAGAAACTAGCAGCACTGCAGAGGGCTTTAGTACTAGAGGAGAAAACTACAGAGAAAAGTTTAGAGCTACAAAGGAGGAGAGTAGCTGCAGTAGAGGAGGAGGTAAGTTTAGGAGAAAGTTTAGAGGAGGATTTTCAGAGATTAACAGATGAGAAAATTAGGCTAATAGATTTAGAAACTGCTAGTATTAAAATGAAAAAAAAGGTATCTACCCAGGTGCTAACTTTTGAGCGAAAAATAGAGAGTGAAAGGCTAGCTACTATAAAGGCGGCTAGTGATGCTAGGAAAAAAATAAGAGAAACAGAGGCAAAGGATAGGAAAAAATTAGCTAAGGAGGTAGCAGATGCTGAGGTTAAGCTAACTAATGAAACTGTAGCTATCCAGCAGGAGCTATATTATAGAGGCTTAAAAACTGCAGAGGAGGTAGAGTTAGCTAAGTTATTTACTGCTAGGCAGAAAAACGAAAAGGAGATACAAATGAGTAAGGCTAGTGATTTAGCAAAATTTACAGCTAGCTCTAATGCAGAAACAAAGTACCAAGATGATAAGGCGGTAATAGTAAAAAAGTACCAGGATTTAGCTGATTTAGGAGCTCAAAAAGCAGCCGATAAATTATTATTAATCCAGCAGGAAAATGGATTATTATTAATAGAGGATTTAAATTTAAGAGCACTAGAACAGATAGAGCAGGAGCGTGTTAGAGAGATAAATGGATTAAGTGATAAAGAGAATACTGCAGATATGAAGGCTGCAATAAATAAAAAATATAATCTAAAAGTGCAGGCCCAAAATAAAGCTACCTCAGATGCAGAGAGAAAGTTAGGCCTAGGAGATTTAGCGGCTATCGGTGGTATGTTTGGCCAGGCAGCATCTATGCAAACTAAGGGTACTAAAGGATGGAAAAAAAATAAAATAGCTGAGGCTAGGATAGGGAGTATAATGGGTGCTATGAGCGCATTTAATAGTATGGCATCTATACCATTTGTAGGAGTGCCTTTAGGTATTATAGCTGCAGGGATGGCTTTACAACAAGGCCAGAAACAAGTAGAGCAAATTAATGCTACTGAGATACCTAAGATGGCTAAAGGAGGAGTAGTAGGAGGTTATGGTAATGGCACTAGTGATAGTGTAGATGCTAAATTATCCAGAGGAGAGGTAGTTATTAATGCTAAGAGTGCTAAGATGTTTAGAGGAGCGTTAAGTAGTATGAATGTAGCAGGAGGTGGAGTAGGATTTGCCAGAGGAGGAGCTACCTCTGAGGATGTAGGAGGAGCTATAGCTGGCCTATCTACTGAGCCAGTGCAGGCTTTTGTACTTACTGATAGCTTAACTGATAGCCAGGATAAATTAGCGGCTATTAGGAGGCGTAGTAACATATAATATATAGATTTATATTTATAATAAAAGTAAAAAAATGGATATAGTAGAGTTAATTATAGATGAGAGCCATGAGAGCCTGGCAATAGATGCGGTAAGCCTGGTAGAATTTCCAGCGATTGAAAGTGAGTGGATTTTTTTAAGTAAGGATACTAAAAATAACTTATCTTTAGCTAAAGTAGATGAGCATAAGCGCCTAATAATAGGAGCGGCCCTAATACCTAATAAGCAGATATATAGGAGAGATGAGAGCGGTAAGGAGTTTTATGTATTTTTTAGTGAGAGTACGGTAAAGCGTGCCAGTGAGCTCTATTTAATGAATAATAACCAGAGTAGTGCTACTTATGAGCATAGAGATACTATACATGATGTAACTACTGTAGAGAGTTGGATAGTAGAGGATACTAAAAATGATAAGAGTAATATTTACGGTTTAAATTTACCTAAAGGCTCATGGGTATTATCTATGAAAGTAGAAAATGATGAGGTATGGCAGGATATACTAGCTAAAAAAGTTAAAGGATTTTCTATAGAGGGCTTTTATATAGATAAATTAGCTAGCCTATCTACTAAGGTAGAAAATAAAGAGGATACTAATGAGGATATATTAACTGCTTTATCTGAGATATTAGAGTTAGCTAGTTATAAAGATTATCCTAGTAGAGCTATCCTAAATGCTCAGAGGGCTATTATAGAGGATGAGATGAGAGGATTAAATGCTACTAAAATGAGTATTAATATAGGTAAAAAATTAATATCTAGGAGCTATTTAAGTATTACAGATATAAAAAAGATTAATGCCTTTTTAAATAAGACTAAAAGCATAGATACTGGTAAGTACTCAGATTTTGGTACTATTACCTATAACCTTTATGGTGGTGCTGCTATGCTTAACTGGAGTAATAAGATACTGAAAGTACAATAAGCAAACTAATTATATATTTATAACAAAAAACTATACTATAATGGATTTAAAAAACAGAGTAAGAGTAGCCCTAGGCCTAGATGCAGAGGTTAAAATGGCAGTGCAGGAAAAATTAGAGGATGGTACTATTATAGTATCTACTTTTGATGTATTAGAGGCTGGAGCGGATGTATCAATTTTAGTAGAGGATGGTACTACTATTTTATTAGCACCTGGAGAGTATGTTTTAGAGGATGCTAGAGGATTTATAGTAGTAGAGGATGGAGTAATATCTGAAATGGTAGAGGCAGTAGAGGAGGAGGTAGTAGCTGAGCCAGAAACTGAGGAGGAAGTAGTAGAGGAGGTAGCTGAGGAGGAGGTAGTATTAGAAAAAGAGGCAGATAGATTACCTAAAAAAGTTAAGAGCACTAAGGAGTACGAATTTAGCCAGGAGGAGCTAGTTAATGTTATCTCTATAGAGTTATCTAGTATTTTAGATACTTATAAAGCAGAGATTACTGAGCTAACTAAAAAGGTAGAGGCTTTATCTAACGCTCCAGCATCTGAGGAGATTGTTTTAAATAAATTTTCTACAGTAAAAGAGCAAAACAAATCAAGAGAGGCTATTTTAAATATGACTGCAAAAGAGCGTATTAGATATAACCTTAGTAATAGAAAATAATAATAAAATAATAATAAAAAATAAAAAATTATGCCAACAGGATTAGTAGTAAACGGAAATTTTAGAGGAAGTCAAGCAGGGGATTATATCGGTGCTTGTATGAAATCTGGATTAACTTTAGCAGAGCAAAATATTACATTCTTAGAGAATGTAAAGTATAAAAGAAATTTAACAGTAGTATCTAGTGGTAATTTAATTACTGATGATGAGAATTGCAGTTTTTCTACTGCAGGCGCTATGATTTTAACTGATAGAGTTATTACTCCAGTTAAGCAAAAATTAAATATTGAACTTTGTAAGCGTACACTAGAGCAAGATTGGCAAGCGCAAAACATGACTGCAGGAGTTACTAACTCTGGTATGGATGCGGATTTTACTGCTTTTATCATGGAGTACTTAGGTGCTGCTATTGGAGAGAGTGTAGAAAATAAAATATGGAGTGATTTATTAGCTAGTACTTTAGGAGATGCTACTGTAGTGGATGTAGTTGCTGGTACTTTATCTGCTAATAATATTATAGCTGAGTTAGGAAAAGTAAGAGATGCTATACCTACTAACTGTTACGGTAAGGAGGATTTAACTATTTTTATGGGTACGGCTGCAGTTAGGTTTTATATCTCAGCTATGAGTAAATTAGGATATATGAACTTATATTATGCTGCAGAAATCCCTTTAACTTTTGAGGGTATTAAAATTGCACATGCGCCAGGTTTAGGAGTTAATAAAATGATTGCTGCACAAAAGAGTAATTTATTTGCAGCTACTGATTTAATCTCTGACTATACTACACTTAAAGTACTAGATATGAGTGATTTAGACGCATCTCAAAATATTAGAGTTGCTGGTAATTTTTCTATCGGTGCAAATCATGCAGTAGGGAAAGATGTAGTAAGATACGCTTAATAACTAAACTATAAGGAGGGCCTAAAAACCCTCCTAATACTTTTAATAAATAACAAAAAAAATAAAATATTATGGCTTGCGACTTAACCGCTGGAAGATTATTAGACTGTAAAGATAGCGTAGGAGGTATCCGCTCTATTTTATTAATGGAGTTAGCAGATTATACTCCTACTTATACTGGTACTGTACTAACTACAGTTGCTGCAGCTACTGCCTGGAGGTACGATTTACCAAAATCTACTGGAAATTTTTCTGAAGCTATTACTGTAAGTAGTGAAAATGGCACTGTTTTTTATGAGGATACTTTAACTGTAAAATTACATAAGCTAGATAATGCTATGAGAGATGAGTTAAAATTAATAGCTCAGAATAGATTAGTTTGCTTTATTTTAGATAACAATAATAACCAGTGGGCTATGGGTGAGGTACTAGGTGCTGAGCTATCTGCAGGGACTGCAGCTACTGGTACTGCTTTAGGAGATAGTTATTCTTATGACTTGACTTTTATGAGCCAGGAGAGAGAGCCTATGCGTAATGCTGGTACTTTTACTACAAATCCATGGGATAATGTTACTGGATTAACTGTAAATCCTGCTTACTAAGTAGATTAATAGATAATATAATAATTATTAGAGGGTATATCTTAGGGTATATCCTCTTTTTTTTTACTAATTTGTAGAGTTTTATATTTATAATAAACTAATAACTGTAATAAAATGAGATATAAGTTAAAGGAGGAGTATAAAGAGGTAAGTATAGCGCCATCTGGTAAGACTATAGTATTACAATTTTTAAACCAGGCCCAGATTAAGCTAGTAATTAAGGCTGGATTTTCTAATTATTTTGAGGAGGTAGATAGTAAGCCTAAAAAAACAGATAAAAAATAGTGCCTACTTATAGATTAAAGGATGAGTATAGGCATCCAGAGGGAGAGCCAGTAGGTTATGAGCAATTATTACAAGATATGAGCCAGGCAGAGATACTAAACCTTTTAAGTTTAAGGAGTAGCTTTTTATCGGATGGATTTGCAGAGGGTACTAATAGATTTACGCACATGTTTGAGGTGGTTAAAGATGGAGGCAGATGATATATTTAAAAGCAGAAACTACTCCTACTATTAATATTGAATATATGAATTTAGGAGATAGGATAGAAAAAACTAACACTCCTACATCCTGGAGTTGGCTAATGGTATTTACTAATGACTTTACTAAGGAGGTATTTACACTTATACAGATATTAGGAGTATCTGCTTTATATACTCCTGGTAGTAATATGTTAAAATTACCTATAATAGCTAAAATTACTGGTATAGCTAGTGGATTAAAGCAGGAGCTAGCACTAACTGATTTAGGATACTATAGTTATGGTATATACCTGCAGGATAGCCTAACTAATTTAGATAAAGATAATGAGATAGTAGGAGAGTTAGTAAACTCTGGTAAAGCCCTAGTATAT